GTTTCTCCTTCTTTCCGCATGATCTTCAGCCACAAGAGCTGGAAGGTTAGCAATGAGAAGATGGAGTTCATGATTGAGGTGAGTGGGTTTCCCGAAGGTAGCCCATGGTCATTCTGGTAGATGAGATCACCCACCATGCACCGCGGTGCAGCCAGAGTTTCAGCAACACAATGCTCCACTCTTCGGATCTCTGGATCCGTGTGTCCTGCCAGATTCTGCAAGACGTGCATGACTGCGCGCAGCAGCTGACCACTCTGACTCTGGTCGAAGCCCGAGAAGTCCCCTGCAATGACCTTCTTCCCCTTACGGGTCACGTCACGTGCAAGGAAATCCCATTGAGGGCCAAGCGGGTTGATTCCCACTGTGATTCCAGAGACAGTGTGATGCTCCATCAAGTCAGCCACCACGGCACCATAAAGGCGCCGAATGTTGATGACCTCGTCGACAGACGCTGACTTCACGAGTCGGGCCTTGCCGGCCTCCACCTTGGACAGCGACCTCTTCTCATCCTTGAGGAACAGCAGGTATGGGCTCTCCGACGGTTTCCCGTTCTTCATGCCCTCCCACTGTGTCTCTGCAGCTGCAATGAGCTTTAGAGCCTCAGGAGCATTGAGGGTGTAATCACCATCCGTTCCAAGCGCGCCTCGCTTCCCGGGTTTGATACCGGGGTTGTGCAGACCATAATAGCCTGCTGAGGTGGCACGTTGGATTGGCTTCAAAGCCGTACCTGGAACGCCCAGAATCCCCTCTGCAGTAGAAAGGACCTTGCCTCGATTCCTGCACACTTGCAAAAGACGCTTCGTCACAAAATAGACGGCGGCGTCGACATCACGAGGATCGACGGGCACGTTGTTCGCGTGCTCGCCACTCAGAGCGATGTGCAGTGGCACCAAATACTCTCCATTGGAGTTGGTGAATGGTGCCAACGGTGCTGGAACTCTCGTTGGGGCGCCAGCCCAGCCATGCATGTAGCTGGGCTTGAGTGCACTCTTCGTCACGATGATGTTCGTCTTCGTGTCGGTCTTGACAACGTCCAGGTTCATGAAGTTTGTGGCCTCATAGTCTGCGTTCTCGTCAATTGACCGTGCCTCAATGGGCGTGTCGAACTTGGAGCACAACTCAACCAGGTGTTCCTGGCAGACGCGCTGGGCGAATGCAATGCCAGCGGTCCCCTTCCCAGCATGCTTATCACCGGCAGCATGAATGCCCACCAGCTTACGTGCCGGGTTTCCACTCTTGTGGTCCACCAACAGACCGCCACAGTCACCATTCTGTGTGTCAGCCCAATACCAGAACATACCTCGATGGGTGTTGCCCATAACATTGGCACTGCTGGTGAAGGACCCCACGACGTCATGTTGCTTCATGTAGTCGGGTCTGGGTGGTAAGTAGACGGAGAACGCATGATCTTGCAATGCAGCGCCTTCGGCTTCTCGCACGAATTTGTCCACGATATCCGCGTGATCGGCGACGTACGGGTCGCAATTGACCAGCACGACGTCCTCCGAGGAATCCATACCTGCGATTTTGGTAGGATCCAAGAAGTGTTGGAGCGGAATACGGACCATCTTGTCAGGACGGCCGTGTGGTACAAAGTGCAAGTTGCCGGTGACAACTCCTGCAGCAGCTTTCGCTTTGATCTGGTGAATGAAGTGCTTGTTCATGAGCATTAACTTACCCTTGACAAACGTCACCTTGCCTGCAGAGTCGTCCCTGAAGGGATCCGCCTTCTCGTTGTACATGTGGTACACGTTGCGCCTGAATACACTCCCTATGTAGAGAGAATCGAACCGGGTCTCACCCCGGGGCGCAGCGAACAACCACGACTCGTATTTCTTCTCGAGTACGTACTTGGCAGTCTTGTCCTTCAGTTTTGGGCCGACGCACACGTACGGCATCTCCTTCCAGTTGTTCTTCGACATGTCTCTCAGGATCTGGCGCAAGACTTTGCTGGAATCACCAAAAGGCGTGTTGGAAAGATCACAACCGCACTCGTGGATCAACATGTCTCTTTGGTCATGCACCATGAATCGAATGAACTCGTGGACATCGTGGAACACGAAATCTGCTGGAATGCCTGTATCCTTCTTGCCACCGAACCAGCCCTTGATGTGGGCAATGGCTCTTTTGAGCGGCGGCATGATGATTGGCTCGAGCAGCTTAAGGACGCTGATTAGCAAAGCGATGAACCTCAGAATCTCACTCTTATCTTTGAGCTCCAAGGAAGTCAACACCTGCCATTGGTACACGACCTCATCGCGCCACGACTGGAGTAGTCCGACAGTCAACCCAGCTGTTCGACGCGCGCGTTTCTTCGTTCGCGTGCACAGAGATGCTGCTTTCTCAGAAAGAGTGGTCTTTGACCACCACTCACTCCAAGTCATCTTGTGCGTGCCTGACAATGCATTCATCCTTCTCTGAACCATCGCATGATATTCGCGGTCAAAACGCTCATCAAGCGTCTCCTTCTTGCCGAAAGGTCCAAGCCAGCCTTCATATCCAAGGCGATCCTCCTCTGCCTGGATGTCAGCCAACTTCTTTGCAGCCTGCGCATGTATTGACTTATGTAAGTCCGCAGTCCGCTCGCAATGGGCCTTGTAATCCCTGACAAGCTTGTCCTCAAAATCCTGAAAGTCGAGGATCTCACACGTCTCCATCTTTTGTTGAGAAATGTCAGACCATCGTTGGATGTGGAATTCGGACACGTCCGGATTGAACTCTCCCGTGAGGAGTGAACGGTCCAGACGCCGCTCTTTGAGGGTACCGTCTCGTGTCTCTGGCGTGCACCAAGACTTCTTCGGGGCCATGATCACAATGTGAGACCACCTTCGCAGGAAGGCCTCTGGCTGAGCGATCTGGAGATCCCAAAACCTGTAAAGGTTGGTGGACCCGAAAATGAACTCGGAAGTGAACGACA